AAAAGTGTTTTAGAACAAGTACTGGAACATCTTTTAGCAGAGGACGACGCTCAGGCCAAAGACCTGTTACACAGTTTTATGGTAGAGAAGTCCAGAGAGATTTATGAAGATCTCTTAGATAAAGATGCTCTAGAAGAAGCAATCGACAACGAAGTTGTTGAAGAAGAATCTGAATCTGAAGACGAAGCAGTTGAAGAGGCTGAAGAGTCTGAAGAAGAGGCTGTTGAAGAAACAGTTGCAGGTTCACCAAGTGAAGACTTCTACGATGAAGTAGAAGCAGACGTTCATGCAGATGAATCAGGTGTTAACGAAGAAGAAGACGAAATCGAAGACGAAATAGAACCAGAAGTGGAAATAGATGGTGAAGAAGAGTCTGAAGAAGAAGAAGTCGAAGACAGAGTTGACGATTTAGAAGCACAACTAGATGAACTAAAAGCAGAATTCGAAAAGTTAATGTCAGATGACGAAGGCGAAGAAGAAATTGAAGATGCTGAAGACGAATTAGCAGACGAAATGGAAATGGAATCTTTTGAAGAAGAAATTGACTTAGATGAAGAAGTTGAAGAAGAACTAGAAGAAGCAACTAACTTCAGTAAAAATCAATCTGCTAAAAATGACTCAAGTGCAGACCACGATGCATCACCTAAGTTTCCAAAGAAAGAAAGTTTCGGAACAGACGAAAAAGAACTTTTTGGTAAAGACGGTGCAGAAGGCAAAAAAGGTGATTCAGCCAAAGACAATCCAGTAAGCGATAACATTGGCGAAAAACCAGCATCTGTTTCCCCAGCAAAAGTAAATGCTGAGAAATCAGAGAGTCCTATAGCAGGAAAAGTTAAGTAATTAAGGAGACATAATGTCAAGACAGTTATTCGAGTATTATAGTCCAGATAAAGCAAATATTGTAGTTGAATCATCTAATGATGGTAAAATTATGCATATGAGCGGACTGTTTATACAAGGCGAAGTCAAAAACCAGAACGGAAGAGTATATCCCAAAGAAGAAATACAGACGGCTGTAGAATCAATTGGTGGTAGAATTAAATCTGGTGAAACTGTTCTTGGTGAATTAGATCATCCAACAGAATTACAAATAAATTTAGATAGAGTTAGCCACATGATAACAGACATGCGGGTCGACGGAGCAGATGGATTCGGTAAACTTAAAATATTGGATACTCCAATGGGTAAGATTGCCGAAGCATTACTTAAAGGTGGCGCCAAATTAGGCGTTAGTAGTCGAGGCAGTGGCAACGTAAATGAGAGCGGTAGGGTAAGCGATTTTGATATAGTAACTGTTGACATCGTAGCACAACCAAGTGCCCCAGATGCCTACCCTAAAGCCATTTATGAAAGTTTATTTAATATGAGAGGCGGCGCTCAGATTTTTGAAGCCGCTAGAGAAATAAAACAAAGTGACAGAAACGCACAAAAACACCTATCGCGTATGATTGAAAATTTCATACGTGAATTGGAACTCAAATAGGAGAAAGCACATGGCGGATACATTCGTAGAACTTCTTGAAAATGGTGACTTGTCTGAAGAGACAAGAATCAATATACAAGAAGCATGGGAAACACGCCTTGCTGAAGCAAGAGACGAAATTACTGCTGAATTGAGAGAAGAATTTGCACAGAGATTCGAACATGACAAAAGTCAAGTTGTAGAAGCAATGGACAAGTTTATTACTCAAAATTTAGAAGAAGAATTGAAAGAACTTGCAGAAGATAAGAAGGCAACTATTGCTGAAAGAGTTAATTATAAAAAAGCAGTTGGTACACATACTGAACTGTTAAATAAATTCGTTTCAGAAACATTAGCCAACGAAATCAAGGAATTAAAAGAAGATAGAAATGCACAAAGTGATAACTTTGCTAAACTTGAAAACTTTGTACTTGAAGCAGTTGCTGATGAAATTCGTGAGTTCCACTCAGATAAGCGAGAACTAGCAGAGAAAAAAGTTCAGTTAGTTCGCGAAGGAAGAGAGCAACTTGCGGATGCTAAAAAACAATTTATTAAAAGAGCCGCAGAAAAAGTTGAATCAACTATTTCATCTGCTTTAAAAAGCGAAGTATCGCAATTTAAAGAAGATATTACTAAGGCTCGTGAAAATGAATTTGGCAGAAGAATATTTGAAGCAATGGCTGGAGAGTATGCTACTTCGTATTTAAATGAAAATACAGAAGTTAGAAAACTCAAGTCTAAGATTTCTGGATTAAAATCTAAAATCGAAGAAGCAAAGACATTAGCAGATAATACATCGGAACAAAAGAAATTAGTTGAATCTAAATTGCGTATAGCAGAAGATAGATACAACAGAAACAATGTTATTAGTGATTTAATTGCGCCTTTAAGTAGTAGCAAAAAAGCATTAATGACAGAACTTCTTGAATCAGTGAAAACAGAGAAACTTGAAGAATCATTTAACAAGTACCTTCCAAGTGTTATGAACGAGGATGGTTCTGTAAGAACTAAAAAAGAGGTTATTAAAGAATCAGTGACATCAGAACACACTGGTAATAGATCGTTGGACGGACAAACCGGCTCCACCAATGAAGTTGACGTAGTCGAACTTGACGAAATCAGAAAACTAGCCGGACTTAAATAATTAGGAGATTATAATGGCAGAAGCATTATTTGAATCAAATTGGTCCGCAACCAAGGACGCTCTTCTTGAGGGTTTACAGGGTTCTAAAAAGTCTACAATGGACGTAATTTTAGAAAACGCAAAAACTCAATTACAAGAATCAGCGACTGCGGGATCAACAATGGCAGGAAACGTTGCATCACTTAACAAAGTCATGCTACCATTGATTAGAAGGGTTATGCCTTCTTTGATCGCCAACGAATTACTTGGTGTGCAACCAATGAGTGGACCAGTAGGACAAATCCACACATTAAGAGTAAGATACGCAGAGTCTAAGGATTCTGTAACAGCAGGACAAGAAGCATTAAGTCCTTTCGCATTAGCAACAGCATATTCAGGATCACCTGATGCAACTGCGGCAAGTGAAGGAACAGCGGGTAGCAAAATGTCTATTCAAATCCTCAAGCAAACAGTCGAAGCAAAAACAAGACGTCTATCAGCAAGATGGACTTTTGAAAGTGCTCAAGACGCCAACGCAATGCACGGTGTAGATGTTGAAGCAGAAATTATGCAGGCATTAGCACAAGAAATTGCAGTTGAAATCGACCAAGAAATGTTAGCAAAGTTAAGAGCACTTGCTCCAACTGTTGACACTTTAGACTTCAACTCAGGAATCACAGGTACTCAAACATATATCGGTGAAAGACATGCAATCTTGGCAATTCTTATTAACAGAGTTGCAAACTTGATTGCCGCTAGAACAAGAAGAGGCGCAGGTAACTACGTTGTTGTAAGTCCACAGGCTTTAACAATTTTACAATCAGCGACAACTTCAACATTTGTCAGAAGTACAGAAGGTCCTTTTGATGCTCCAACAAACAGTAAGTTTGTAGGTACATTAAACGGTACTGTTAAAGTATTTGTTGACAACTATGCGGCTGATGGAACATCAGTACTAGTAGGATATAAAGGTTCATCTGAAACAGATGCTCCAGCATTCTACTGCCCATACATTCCGTTAATGAGCACAGGTCCAGTTATGGATCCAAGTACATTTGAACCAGTAGTGTCATTTATGACAAGATACGGTTACTTAGAACTTACTAACACAGCAAGTTCATTGGGTAACGCGGCTGACTACTTAGGTGAAATTGGACTTTCAAACGTCTCATTCAAGTAAGTATTAGTTTTACTTAAACGAATTAAGCACCTTCTTCGGAAGGTGCTTTTTTTTGTACGCAAGAAAAATGCCATAATCTGATAAATATGTTAAAGCAATGTTGCAATCGGAGTAATTAATGGCAGACAAAAAAGGTATATTTAGATCACCGGGTAATATAATATTTAATGCCCAATCAATCAGTGAAAGAGCAGATCAACTCAGAGTTGCAGATGACAGCATAATTGTCAACTATGATAGAACTGGTGCAACAGCAACATTACAATTAAGTCAAACAACTGCAAATGCAACAATAACTTGGGACGGTACTGCATTAACAACGTCAGCACCTATCACAGGAGTATTAAATGTTGTGGATGCTGGTGGCGACGGAAGTGTTGCATACTCTGGTAATACATTAACATACACCGGTCCAAGTGCCGCAGAAGTAAGGGCACACTTTAGTGGTAGTACAGGAATAACATTAAGCAGTGGTGCAATAAGCATTACTAACAGTGGTGTAAGTGCCGCAACATACGGAAGTGCAACAGCAGTTCCACAAGTGGCCGTAAATGCACAAGGACAAATTACAAGTGCTTCAGATGTAAACATAGCAATACCGGCCTCTCAGATAACAGATTTTTCAGAAGCAGTCGACGACAGAGTTGGCGCAATGGCTTCCGGTGGCACAGGCATAACAGCAGTTTATAACGATGTTGCTAACACACTTGTTTTTAATTTAGATAATACAGCAGTCACACCTAACACATACGGAAGTGCAACAGGTGTAGGCACATTCACAGTTGATCAGCAAGGTAGAATAACAAGTGCATCAACAACAGCAATAGCAATACCGCATACGCAAGTTACAGATTTTGACACAGAAGTCAGAGCATTGTTTGCCGGTACAAGTGGACAAATAACATATACAAGCGGTAGTGGTACATTTAGTTTACCAGCAACAATATCACAAGGAACAGATTTTAGTGGTGGCTTAACTGCAAGTCAGGCCATTAGTGCAAGTGACAACAGTACTAAAGTTGCCACAACAGCATGGGTATCAAGCAACGCACCAGGTACACTTACAGATGTACACGGTGGTACAGGTATAACAACATCACCAGCAAATATTACAGGTGCTGGTTCAGTAAGTATTACTAACACAGGAGTAACAGCGGCAAGTTATGGTAGTGCTACAGCAATACCGACTTATACTGTGAACGCACAAGGACAATTAACAACGGCGGCAGATGTAAGCATAGCAATACCAAGTTCACAAATTACAGATTTTAATAGTGCAGTTGGCACACGAATAGATGCAGAATTAACTGGCGGTGATGGTATTGACTACACCGCAGGTGATATTGCTGTTGACAATACTGTAATTAGAACTACAGGCAATCAAACTATAGGTGGCACAAAAACATTTACAGGTTCTGTGGATTTAACAGGTACTGCAAGTACAACTGCAAGTACACAGGCAAATGCAGATAACAGTACAAAAGTAGCCACAACAGCCTATGTTGAAAATGCTATTTCAAACTTACAAGGTGGTGCACCAGCAACACTAGATACATTAAATGAAATTGCAACAGCATTAGGTAACGATGCCGCACTTAATACAACATTAACAAATTCAATTGCCACAAAGGCACCACTAACAAGAAATTTAACAGCAGGTAACGGTCTAACAGGTGGCGGTGATTTAAATGCAGATAGAACATTTGATATTGTTGGAGCAGGCGGTGGTGGTATCACAGTTAATGCAGATAGTATTCAAGTAGATTCGAGCGTACTTAGAAGAACAGGTGGCGCACAAACAGTAGAATCACAATTGACATTTGATTCCAGTGTAGGACCTATTATAAACAGCGGCGGTACATTAACAATCGGTAGCAGTATATACAAAGAAAATGATATTGAGTTTGACACAGGCGGTGATATATTCTTTGATACAGGAACAAATTTTAAAACTGCTATTAGAGCCGGCTCAGGAATATTAAGAGTCGAAGCAGAAGAGATTGTTTTTATTGATATTGCAAAAGGCAATACATTATCTAATTCAGGATTTGTAGTTAGAGATCAATTAAATGATGCTAATGCATTAACAAATGCAACACTATTAACAACCACTGAAAACGGGGGTATAGGTGTTAATCATTTATTATTAAAAGACATTACTAATGCAACTCAATATGCCACAGGTGCAGACGATGATTCACAAACAAGTACAAATGTATTTGGTGATGGCGACACACCTGATAGTGTAATTTTTGCTAGAGACAGCGAAATATACGGTATTGTAAATGGCCAAGAATATCCATTAACAAACAGAGGCGTATCTGGCTCAATTGAATCAGTAGCGGCAAGTGGAGAATCAGTATACGGTGGTTCTAGAACAGCAGGTGCAACAACATATCATAATT